CACCCCTTTTGCAAGCGATTGCGATGGGGCACCGCATAGATACCGGCTTTCAAGCCGAGTGTCTGTGTTTGACCGCAGAGCGCTTCCTTTATTTCAAGGAAGGTAGCTCCCCGGAGTTGCGCGGCTCTCGCCGCTACATACCTCCGCTCTGTACTAGGTACAGAGGGTAGCAGATGCTGTTCTCGCTCCTCACGGAACGGGTCCCAGCTTTGCTGGTTTGATACTACACGAAGTAGTTCATCCCAGCCACTCGAGGCGTACTTCTTGTAAGTAGGCCTATTGCGCCAACCGAGCGCCTCCCACCTTTGCAGTTTCAGATTGAAACGCGTTGGTATGGAGGCCACTCGATTTTGTTTACGCGCAATAACATGTGCACGCACGAAGCTAATTCCTTGAGGCAGATCCCCATTTGTATAGGGGGTTGGACGGATCTTTTGGATCCGATTCTCCAGGAACTCACTAAGCGCGTAATACCCACGAAGATACGCAGCGTTACTATACGCCACGTACGAATCATAGGGTCCGGCACGCAGATGACTACACCATACGGCTGATATTCTCAGGGGTGTGACGTCGACGCCTTTATAGGCGTCGCACCCGCACGACTCTCGGAAGAATCGCGCCGTACAGCACTTATCCTCGTTCAGCAGTAAGCCGAACTTGGGTAGTAACTGTCTGATTGCTGCCTGGTCATCGCAGCTACAGATAATGTCGTCACCATACACGTAAACCGTCCGCCTGGCTCTCGCCAGGCTTAGGCCACGCGTATGCATGACAATAGACACCGTCAGTGCCCAGAATATAAACGCCTCAACGGGAAAGCATACTGCTGACCCCATCGGCGCGAACTTCTTCAGGCGAATGACGGTACCATTGGGAAGCCTAGTATCGTACGACCGAGACGCAAGGAGCGCCTCGAGCCAGTCTCTCGGAAAGAGACAGGCCACTAGATTAAGCGACACCCTGTCGCTAGCTTCCTTCATATCCAATGTGCATGTGGTCCCTCCAAGGGACCCGGACATTGCAAGGTCACGGTTCACAGTTTGATCCGTGAAGTTCACTTGGCCTCGGGTGAGGTTATGTGACTCCAGACGACGCACGATGACGTCTTTCTGTCCTTGTTGAATCCACTGATTACTCAGTGGCTCGCAAGATATAATACGAGGACCCCTCGAGTCTTTAGGGACCAGCACCACTTTCGCGGTGCCAGCCTTTACGGACTTAAGGGATTGTATATCCTGAACAGTATCAGCTACGTGGGTCAGGTTGAAACGAAAGTATTCCGTGAAGGGATACCAAGTTTCGATCGAATCGTCGAGCTGCGTAAAAACGCGCTTCTCGACACCGACTTCTCCAGTAGCAACGGCTCCGGGTCCATGAGAGGGACATATGTCCCTGCTGCATAGCCCAGAAAGAACGCGGAAAATAATCCCGCGTGCCGTCTGTAATATGGATGTTGTGCCTTCGTCAAGCGAATCAGGATGCCAATCCAGAGACGCATCGACTTCGGCGAATTGTTGCACAGTACGTGCAGCAGTTTCCTCATCATATGGTAGTTTGAGTTTGTATAGAACAAACAATAGCTGTCTTAATTGTCCTAGTACCATTGGGCACGCATCACTGCGTTCCCGACCGGTTTCATCGAATATACACCTAAACAGCGTCCCGAAGAATTCGGGTAGCTGTGTGCCTCGCTTCAACTTGAAGCCAGAGCATTGTAGGCGTTCTCCACTAGATAGGGCCCTGTCAAGGGCTTTGCCTAGTTTGGGTAAGGACTTCGTAAAGAAGCCCAAGCCCTCAGAGCGTGCGCGATTAGCGATCTCTCGCCGATCACGTACGTACTCAACATTACCGGTACTAGCATAGGCACCAGCCACATCGCTGTGGAGGTGCATGTATACCTCGATATAGAAATCGAGTAGGCTATTCTGGGTTTCCATTACTGGTAATCCTCCTAGCTTCTTACAGCACCTAAACTCAGCGCGGCTTGATCCCTAATGACGTCTCACGACGTTAGAAGGGTAACTATGTCTTGCGTGGTGGGGGTTTCATCCCTCTACCGCTCGTCGAAGTGGGTTTGCGATCGGGTAGCCCTAAGGCTGACCCGAAATCCACTTGTCGAAGGAAGCAGTTCCAGCGATGGCCATCATGGCCAGACCGGACACTTCCTGCATCTCTGCCAACGTCACGATCGCATCGTCCGCCCGTTTAAGGGTGAACTGTGCGGTAATAAGCCGCTTATCCCCGTTCGCGTTGAACAGCTGCTTCGTCACCCGGACAAGATGTCCGTACGTGTCGATGCCCGCCGTTTTGCGCTTTTCGAGGCCCAACTCAAGAAGAGTTGGGGAAATAGCGGCCAAAGCCGTGCACGTTGCAAAGGAGCGCCCCTTCTCATCGTAGCCCTTGTCAAAGGACCGCGTAGGAAGGGATGCACCAGTGAAGATATAGTTAGGATCTAAGACCCGAGGATAGGTAAATGCCATAATTAGCGTAATGTTAGTTGTGTTTGTTTACCAAGACCAGCTATGTTGCTGGCCTCGGGGGTATTAGAATCTCGCTCTCGAACCTACTAGAGCTGCCCCAAGGGCAGCCTTTCGTACGTTCAAGTTAGAGGTCGACAACGCATTGAACAGACCTGGAAGGTCCGTCCTGCGTTCGTAGTACTTGTCAGTGATAAAGCCAATTTGACTAAGTCGCGACTGATTCAGATTATCTGGATCAGCCGTCTCCCATGTCGAAAGATGGCCCACTGCAACGTCTACTACTGTCTCAGACTTCCACGATGAGCAGAAATCCTCAATAGTCGTAACGAGTCCCAGGTTATCCACGGAAAACCGTCTCAAGAAGCCACCGACGTTTACTACCCAATCGAGTAGAAACGAAAGTGGGATCGCATTCCAAATAATGGAAGGATCCAACCTGACGCCTAAAGCGTCCATGTAGCCCTTGATGGTATTCCGTGCACCCAAGACACCAGGCACCTTATACGTGTAACGCATAGTTGCATGGTAAACACCCGCCTCGAGCCGACGTTCCCTACGATACCAATATGCTGCAGATGCAGTGTATGGTGGGTTAGGGTCAACAACGCCGGCGTCTAGCGGAGCTCCGCGCACGAACTTCTCACTGCCGTTCAAGTCATTTGTATAGACTTGTCTGGTGAAGTGTCTGGTTTGTGGGGTGCTTGCACGTTTCCAAATATCGGCGAGTTTCTGGTCGACTGACCAGGCTTTCTGCCACATAGTTTGGATGTCTTGGACAAATGGTGCCCAAGCGAATGAATAATTCAAGTACGATCCAGACACCTGAGAAACAGTTCGTTTCTTGAGTGCCTTACCGAGATCCCCCCCGTAAGAGGAGGACCCCGTGACAATCGTACTGAGACGACCTTTCCTCTCCATGAAGCTGGACCATAACTTTCGGAAGTCCTTTAGTTCAATCAAAAAGTTGACTAAAGAAAACCCGTCAGAAACGGCCGGCAGCATGTTCTGCAGAGCTTCCGCGTTCAATGAAGACCATTCGGCCTCCGAAAGAACGTGGTGACTTAGCGAAGACTGATTCTTATAGATATCAGCCGCCGCGCGGTCCTGCGAGAGTACACAACGCCAGTTGGGTGAGGTGCTATTCGGAAGAACCACTATGGTTCCAGGAACAGCCACCTTGCTGACGCGCGTATGAAAGACAGGGTTAAACCTGCTTCGTCCCTTCGTAGTGTCGCCCACTAGGGTTTCACTATAGCGTACGAGCGACTCTTCCGGATAGGAAGGGCCGCTTTGTATACCGAGATACGGTGCCTGCTTTTGTTCCCATATAAGGAACTCTGGCGAGGATGACGTACTCACGTTGAAGGAACGGGTCTTAGTTTTCATTTGCTTTTACGTGCTAATGTACCGTAATGCGACACCCCCCACTCGGG